TATTATAGTCCTCACCAGTAATCATTCTGTTTTGTGTATAGTATGTTGCAGGTGCATTTGATTTGATGCTTGCATTTGTTTCAGTAGCACTGGCATTTGCAACAGATGATTGAAGGCTTAGACCAATTGTCAAAGTTTCAATTGCACCAACATTAGAATAGTAAGGAATAGTAATTGTTACATTACGAATGTCTTGTGAATTAATCACATACTCTAATCCGTTGCTAACTCTATAATAAGTTCTAAATGTACCTTGTGGTAAGTCACCAAAGGTACCATCACTGAATACTAAACTAATTTTATCAGAAGCACGAGTTACTACACCGTAAATGTTTCTCACATCTTTGTGAATACTATTATAAATTACATTGTTGCCTTGTAAGCTAGGAAGTTTTGTCCATAGATCTGACTCAAGGCTATTTGAATCTAACTTGTATAACCAAACATCATTGTTATTAATGTTGTTAGCATCAATGTCTAATGACTCATTAGCATTAGGATTGCTAATTGTAAAAGTACCGGTGTTTAAATTACCTTGTACAAAATTTAAAAAGAATCCTGTGTTGGCAGATCCTGCACCTTGTCCATCGTTACGATATACACAAGCTAGACGATTTCCAACTTTTGGTGGCTCTTCGTAGATAAATGTTTCGCCATTGAATGTAGTACTTGTAACTTCAAAGTTTGTGTTGCGGCCGTCAACTGTTTTAGTAAATCCATAAACTGGTACATTGGTATTTGCCGCTTGGAAACGATATTGCTCTGTAGGAACACCGTAGATCTCAGCAGAGTCAATTGGGTTTCCAAATTGTTGAGTGCTACTAAATGCACCGTTGAGAACTTTAACAAATTGGTCGTACCAGTTAGAGTTAGAGCTGTCGTTCCATACTACAACTTGACCTGCAAGATTGCGGCCATTGCTGTCTAAAATAGACTGTGTAGTTTGAATAGATGTAAATTTTAGGAGACCGTTGGCGGCAATTGTACGCTTAGGGTTATAGCTAATTGTTCTAGCTAATCGTAAAATGCTATCACGGCGCTCTGCTAATTCTAGGAAGTTTTCACGGGCATTTAAGTCAACGCGGAAAGCTATGCTTTGGCCCAGGAACGCAATAAGATCAATAAGGGCAAGGTATTCGCTAGACTCAATGTAATCGTTAAAATCTTCTGGATAGTTTTGACGGATATAATCAATCATTGTTCGGCGCAAATTCTCAAAGTCATAACTTTGAAAGTCTGCACTACGGAATGTTTGATAAATTTTCTTCCAGTCTTCCGCTACTAGTAATCGGTTTTGTCTATCAGTTGCGCTCATGATTTGTCCCTAATAAGTGTATTTATTAGATAAAATTATGTGTGTACTTAATTAAGCTAGTAAACCGTTAGTTTGATCAAACCTAAGTTGCATTGATTGTTGTATGTTATAAGGCAGATAAGTTAGCTGGCACTCTATTTGTATGCCTGAATCATAGCTGGTTACAATTATTTGATTTGCTACTACTCGCGGATCATTGTTTAAAATTTCACTAACATTAGTAGTAATTGCATTTTTAAGATCTGCTGTAAGAGGCTCATATAGCAAGTCCCAGATAATTGTTCCAAACTTAGGATTCATTAATTTTTCACCCTGTCTAATGTGAAAGTGATTGATAATATCCTGTCGTATTAGCTCTAAATCGTATAGTTGGTAATTCTCAACATCTGTGTTGATTGAACTAAAACCTTTATATGTTTTAGGACTAACAACTTCGTTCGCTTGTTTAGATTTAAGCGTAATCTTATCGTATAAATTTGAAGCCATATGTTATGTCCCCTTCTTAAATGTGTCAGTACCAGCTGTATATTTTAGGCTTGAACCGTGTAGGTTTTCATGTCCTGACCAAGGTTCATGTTCTGGTACCCTCGGTGCTTTAATTGCGGCAGTAGCAGCTGCAGCTTCAGCGGCTGTTTGAGTTACGGCGGCTGTTCCACCTCCTGCTGGTAATGAAAAATATCCCGAAGCATTTTCAGTATGTTTTCCACCGCTTTTAATATTAGTATCTCCGCCAGCGGTTAAGTTAACATTTCCACTACCTTTGATATTTGCTGTAGCACCAGTTAGGTTTGCGGCAGCTGATGCTTTGAAGTGTAAGTTTGTTGCTGTAATTTTTCCGTCAGCATCTGCCTTAAGTTCAATATTAGCTGACGCTGTTTCAAAAATATTTTTAGCATTTAAGTTGATATTTTCTTTTGCTGTAAAATTAATATTTTTGTCGGCAGTAAAATTAATATCGTTTTCAGAATGAACACTGATGCTATCTTTAGCATAGATATCAATCTTGCCCATGCTGGTTAATTCAATCCAAGTAGTTCCTTTAGCGTTACCAATGTAAATTAAATCTTCGCTGTTGTGTAAAAGGATTTGATGGCCGGTTCTAGTACGAATACGAACTAGTTCGTTGTGCGGGATTCTTGGGTTGCCGCCTGATGGCCCAGAAGTTTCAACTCCTACATATTCAGGAGGACCTGCATCAGCATGAGTTTTACGAATAAACTTGTCATCACCGTCATCCATTACAAAAGTACTGCCGCCTAAGCGACTAACATACGCACCTTGAATTAGATGTTCTGCTTTACCAAAATTACCCTTTGGTCCTTTCTTGTCAATAGGGCCGGGAGTACTAATTCCAAATACAGCACTAGGCACTTCTCGTCTAGCAGAGCTTGAAGTAATACCACGGACATCGTCTGCCAACAGACCTTGTTCTTCTAAGATGGCTGCTAAAGGATGTACTGGTTTTTTAATCTTGCTAGTATCAAGCCCCGGTGCTGATCCTTGATCAGATAATTTTTTATTATATTCTGCAACGGGCAATCTCTTAGCTTGGTCTTTTATGTTAAATGTTGTAGCGGCAATACCAGGGACCATGAAGTTCATATTTTCGTCTGGTACACATCCAATCCAGTAACCCTTTCTTGGGTCGCCGTCAATAAAAATAACCATAACGATTGTGCCAACATCAGGAGGTACCATCCACATACCATAACTCTTCTGTGTACTTGCATAGTCTTCGTTATTAGTATTAAAATCAACACTTGTAACTCCGTAAAACGGACTCATGTATTTGACTTTGTGTAAACTACCTTCAGATTCTGTGCCACCAACTGGTCTTAAAATTTCAACCTCAAGAGTCCCCATATAGCTAGTATCAAGATGACTAACTACTTTAGCTAAAAACGGACCAGGTTTTGGATCTGGTTGTCCCGTTGGCCTTGTATCACTACTCATTCGTCACTCCCGTCTGTATCTTCACCTGCTACTACAGGTTTCTCAGGCACCTTAGCCTGTGAAGGAGTAGCTGAGTTAAATGTCTTATCTGCTGAAGCTGTTGAGTTAGGATTATCTTCAGGTTGGCCTTTTCTTCTTAGACCTAAAATTCTTTGTGTAAATTGTCCGCTTTTAAAAGTACTTGTTACATTAGTAATTTGATATAAACCGGTAAACTGTGCAACACCGGTTGATGCTCCAAAGTTATATAAGCCAGTTGCTTGATTAATATCTTTAGGAGTTCTAAATGCTACTTCAATATCAACTTCTCCGTTTTGATAGTTAACTGTATTATCTTTATTCAAATTAACATACTGAGTGCCTTGGCTAGTATAATTACCTGTTCCGCTTTGTGCAATGAAATATGGATCGCCATTGATTTCCATATCAATGTTCATCATTTCAACCCCACTAGTAATTGCATCATGGAATAATCGTGCGGCACGAGTTGCAGCAGTTTCTGGGCCGCCGCCACCTAACTTGTCAGTTTTAAATCCTGTACCAGAATATGAAATTTGTGAGCCAACTGTACCGCTAGATGGCGGTGCTGGTGCATCACCTTTAGGTAAAGGATTTAGACTGCCAGTCTTATTATCACTTGATGCTGTTTGGTCAACTGTTTTTACATCCGCTGATCTTAGGCCACCGTCTGCAGCAAGTACTGATGTAAAACTACTTGCAAAATTAATTTCAAACTTTTTAATTTCAGTGTTTGCACCTAAGTAGATATATTCATATCGCTTAACTGCTTGTTGTTTTAATGCAGGAATACCTGGTGCTGTTGTGTTTGCAGGCAACACTTTACTAGCGTGTGCTTTATAAGGAACAACACGGTATACATATATCTTTGGTTTGATGCCAGTGCTTTGATCATTAGCGTCTGTTTCTTTAACATACACTTGTGTTTCAACTCGCCACCATTCTCTAAAACCTTCTTTTGTTAAGTTTGCAGGATCTAATGCGTCTTTAGCATAGTTACTAGCCATAATTACTTGATTAATAGCATTTACTACATCAGTATCTTGCCTAAATTTAAAATCGCTGGCGCTAGGATCAATAGTAATATTGCCGCGCATGAATACACCTTTTGTAGTGTCGTACACAGCATTATCTTTTGCCATAGGTGTATCACCTTTACGGGCATTATCAAATCCTAACTTTGCTTGGCCGATAGCATTAACTTGTTCTTTTTTCTGAACTAGTGTATCGTTTGAAGTACTTCGACTTAATCCTAGTTTCTTTTCAATATCACTAGCTGAGCCAGTTGTTGCTCCTTCGTCGTTTTCTTCATCGCCTTCGTCTTCTGGAGCAGCATTACTTGATACATCAACTGGAAATAATATTACAACCTCATCAGGTTCTTCAAGCAGGTCATCTTCAACCATTTGCTTATATCTTTTATTAATAATTGCTTGGAGACTTTTTTCTCCGGTTTGTAAAACTTCTTGAACAGTTGTACCTGATACTGATACATCGTTCTTTAAGCCAGCAACACTTTTGCCGTAAGCAATTTCATTGTAAGGTAAACATTTGCAATCATATCTACTACCTTGTGCATCTGCACTTAGTGAAATGTCTACAAACTTTAAAGGTATGCATCGTTTTGTATTTGGTACTTGTTGCATAACACCAACTTGATTGGCGCCCATAAATTCAATAGTTAATAAGAAAGGAGCATCGCGCCAATTCCTATGATTTGCTTCATATGCGGCTTGCTGGAGACTCATTATAAACAAGCCCATGCTATAGGGTTCTACTATTTTAAAATTAACAGCAACAGCATTTGTATTGTTATTTTTTTCCCAACCAATTTGACTTTCAATTGTTACATCGTCAATGAAGAATTCATACTTGCCGTATACTGTGTTGATTCGATTATCAGGTTGTCCTGATCCAGAACGAAAGATAATCGGTAGTGGTTCACCTTTAGAAGTTCGACCCTGCATATAAGTTTTATCTGGAAAATTATATGTGTCAGCATCTAAAACACTTAAAGTAAAAATACAATTATAACTAGCAAATGAGCTTAGTGGATTTGGTAGCGGTAGTGTTGCTTGAGACTGTGCTAAATTTAAACCGGTAGGTGATAAAATATTACTCACTACATTAGCTACACCTGAAATTGCATTGTTAACTGATGACGCCACGCCTGCTAATGCAGACGCAGGTGATATACTATCTAATGTTCTTGAAACAGCACCAGCGGCTGTTGTTGCGGCGTCTAATAATCCCATATTAAATTCCTAACGCTGTTCGGAGGCTGCTATTCTTAGGTATGTAAATTTGTGTTCCTGGTATAAAGTCAAAAATTGGATCTTCTAAAACATCTAAGTTGCGTTGGATAAAAACCCACCATAGAGAAGCATCGCCATATAAGTCGTAGGCTAGCAAGTCTGGTCTGTTAGTATATTGAGGTTCAATGGTATACAAGAAATCATCTGTTTCAGCAGACACTGGTCTAATTTTAAGAATATCAAGATATCCTTGCTTTGTTGAAGTTGTATACCAAGGACTGGTATCAGAATATGTAGCTGCCATGATTATAAGTATCCAAATGTTGAACTGACATATCCGCCTGTAACAAATCTGTCAAGGCTAAATTTGCGTACACTTTCTCTACTGTATACCGGTGTACACACAACTGTAAATGTACTCTTGCTTGGAACATGTGCTGTTCCTGCACTAGTTGATCCGCCAACACCAAATGCACCTAATACATTTGATACACTACTTACTGTTCCTGCAATAGAACCAATAGTACTTGTGACAGCGGAAATTTGTGGTATGAAGCCTCCAGCAAGTCCTGCAAGGCCGCCAATTGATTCTGCAACAGAACTAATTTCACCTGCCGAACTTCCCATTACTGGGCAAGCAATATAGTCTACATCTTTTTCCATTTGTACTTGGACTGATGTAATTACTACTGGAATATTTTTAAACACATACTGTCCATATCCGTTTAAGAATACAATAGGAGGAGGGTTGCCTGACTTCATGTCAGCACCGCTAAACATTTTAGTAACTGATCTTAGATAGTGTAGAGCCGCTACCCAATATTGTCCTTGACTTGCGTCTTCTACAAACATCGGTGCTGTGATTGTAATTGTACCAGGATCGCTGTTTTGGTATGCTTGGAAGGGATAATTAGTATGTACTGGACTAACTGGGGTATACTTTGCCGATTGATTTATTGAAATCGTTGGAGTGTATGGAAATACCATACCGCCAGCATCTTTTAACGGTGCTAGCACAGAGCTGTTTTTAAAGCTAACCCATTTAGGTAAACTCAAACGAACACGCCAATCGTTAGGATCGTTTTCATCACTGAACAAGGATACCGCTGTCATGATGTCACCAACAAGCTCACCGGCCGCTGGCAAATTAGCAGAGCGAATTGCACCTAGAATGTCGCCGCCTTTAGCAACATCAAACGCACCTTTTAGGTTTGCCGCTACGCCTGATACATTGCTTAATGCACCAAATGTAGTTTGTGCGGCGCCTGCGACTTGCGTAATGCCTGCAGCTGAATTTAATAGTCCCATAAAATATCCCTCTTTGGCAAGTATTTATTTGACTTTATTAACCGCGTAGTTTATAATATATGAAAATAGGAACGATAAATGACCACTAAAGTTAACTACTTAAACAATAAGGACATGTTGGCAGAGATACACAAAAGTAAGAGCTCATATTGTAGTTTTACAAAACCAGAGTTTCATCAATATGACATTATTTTGCCAAGTACGGACAAAATTAACATCCGTACAATAGCCGAAGCTAAAAGAAATAGAGCCAAAAGAATAGGTGATTTGGAATATCAAACACGCAAAAAAGCCGGCGAAAAAGTCAAACAAGCAGACTGTGAAGTTGATTATAAGAAGATCAAAAAAGAAGAATTAGTCTTTAGGATCATGACTTATGACCACATTCCGCTTAACAATACACGCAAAAAGAATCCTAAAAGTCTAGCAGATCATAGAGACAAAGTTAATTTTCCACCGTTCCAACATTGGAAATTTGACGAGAATGACGAGCTAGTTTGTGTAGGTAAAAGCCATTGGAAGGGTACATTGGACAAAGGACACTTTGACAAAGATGCTGGCCAAATTACTAACACCTTAGCTAGAATGATGTTAAAGTTATGTGAGCGTTATGCTACTCGCGGTAATGTCCGGGGGTACACATATAACGATGAAATGAAGGGCCAGGCTATTTTGCAACTAACGCAAATTGGTTTACAGTTTGACGAAAGCAAATCGGACAATCCGTTTGCTTATTTTACCGCGGCTGTTACCAATAGTTTTGTTCGAGTTATTAATATCGAAAAGCGTAATCAAAATATCCGCGATGACATTTTAGAAATGAACGGCATGAACCCAAGTTACAGCAGAACTGGTGCTGGGGAACATGAAGCAGCGGTAAAACGCTATAATGAGGACACACCTAGTGAGTAATATGTTTAAGAAAGTTGCATGTTTTACAGACATTCACTTTGGATTAAAATCTAATAGCTCTGTTCACAACCAAGATTGTGAGGAGTTTGTTGACTGGTATATTGCAAAGGCAAAGGAGGAAGGCTGTGATACTGGAATATTTATGGGGGACTGGCATCACAATCGTAATAGTCTTAATATCACTACTATGGACTATAGCCTTAGGGCCCTGGAAAAGCTCGGTCAGAGCTTTGATCAATTTTACTTTTTCCCTGGCAATCATGATTTATATTACAAAGATAAACGGGATATTCATTCCGTCGAGTTTGGAAAGTATATTCCTGGGATTACTGTTGTTCATGAGCCCACTACTATTGGTGAAGTTACTCTCTGCCCGTGGCTTGTAGGAGACGAATGGAAGTCAGTAGGCAAGAAGGGTGGCAAGTATATTTTTGGTCACTTTGAATTGCCTAACTTCTTCATGAACGCAATGGTGCAAATGCCAGACCACGGCGAGCTTAAAGCTGAAGACTTTCAAAATTACGAACTAGGATTTAGCGGACACTTTCACAAGCGTCAGCAAAAAGGCAACATGATTTATATTGGCAACGCTTTCCCGCACAACTATGCAGATGCGTGGGATGATGAGCGAGGCATGATGATATTAGAATGGGGAGGCAAGCCAGAATATCACAGTTGGCCAAAGCAACCTACATTCCGTACTGTAAAATTAAGTCAGTTAATCGATGAAGCGGACAAGCTAATCTTGCCCAAGCAACATCTTCGTGTTACACTAGACATTGATATTACTTACGAAGAAGCAAGTTTCATCAAAGAAAACTTTTTAGCAAATTACGACATTAGAGAACTTACTCTAATTACAGAACGCAAGGATGTTGAGATCAACACTAACATTGACATTCAAGCATTTGAAAGCGTTGACCAGATTGTTTCAAGTCAGATTATTAATATTGAATCAGATACTTACGACAAAAACACTCTGTTAGCAATTTATAATAGCCTATGATAAAAATTAAAGAACTAACAGTTAAGAATTTTATGAGTGTGGGTAATCAAACCCAAGCTGTAAACTTTGCTCAAGAAAACTTAACTCTTGTGCTAGGTGAAAACTTAGACCAAGGCGGAGACGATAACGGCAGTCGTAACGGTACAGGTAAAACTACCATTGTCAACGCATTAAGTTACGCATTGTATGGAAATGCGCTTACTAACATCAAGAAAGATAATCTTATCAATAAGATTAACAATAAGAATATGTTAGTTACACTTGCGTTTGAAAAAGACGGCATCGACTATCGTATTGAACGAGGCCGTAAACCTAATGTATTACAGTTTTATGTAAACGATATCGAACAAGAAACCGACGAAACAGATGATGCACAAGGTGACATGCGAGAAACCCAGAAGGACTTAGATGACTTGTTGGGTATGAGTCACGATATGTTCAAGCACATTCTTGCTTTGAACACTTACACTGAACCGTTCTTGTCTATGCGGGCTAATGATCAGCGAGTGATCATTGAACAGTTGTTAGGTATTACATTACTAAGTGAAAAAGCAGAAAAGCTCAAAGAACTTATTAAAGAAACTAAAGACGCAATTACACAAGAGTCTGCTGACATTGAAGCAGCTAAGAAATCTAACGAGAAAATACAGCAAAGTATTGACAGTTTGTTGACTAGGCAAAGTGCTTGGAACAAGCAAAAAGAACAAGACTTAGAAAAAATTGCTCGTGCTATTATTGAATTAGAAAGCGTTGACATTGAAGCAGAGCTAGCTAACCATGCATCTTTGAAACTGTATACAGAACAGGCGGCTCGTCTAAAGAGCCTAAACAAAGAGAAGGCCACGCTAGAAAGCGCGACAGCGCAAGCGGAGCGAAGCGTAAAAAAATACGCAAGCGAGCTTGCAGCCTTAGACGGCAAGAAATGTCACGCTTGTGAGCAGGATCTACATGATCACAAACATGAAGAAATGTCCACTAAGGCTAAAGAACAACTAGCAGAAGCGCAGAAATATCTAGATAAGGTTAATACTGACCTAGCAAAGATTGTTAAAGAAGTCGCTGACATCGGCGAGCTAGCTGCTAGACCTGACACTTACTACGACACAATAGAAGAAGCTCTTAAACATCAAAATAACTTGAAAACTCTTGAAACTCAGATCACAGTTAAAGCTGGAGAAACTGATCCTTATCAAGAGCAAATTGACGAGCTAACTAACACAGCTCTGCAGGACATCACTTGGGATCGTGTTAATGAACTTAACAAGGTAAAGGATCACCAAGAGTTCTTGCTTAAACTGTTGACCAGTAAAGATTCGTTTATCCGTAAGAAGATCATTGATCAGAACTTGGCTTACTTGAACAATAGACTAACCTACTATCTAGACAAGATGGGCTTGCCGCATACTGTTAACTTTGTCAACGATCTAACTGTGGAAATTACACAGCTAGGACAGGACTTGGACTTTGATAACTTGTCGCGAGGTGAGCGTAATAGACTTATCCTGTCACTGTCATGGGCGTTCCGTGATGTGTGGGAATCATTATATCAGCAGATCAACTTGTTGTTTATTGACGAGTTGATTGACAACGGGCTTGATGCATCTGGTGTTGAAGGTGCTCTGGGCGTTCTTAAGAAGATTGCTCGTGAGCGTAAAAAGAACATCTATTTGATCTCGCACAAAGACGAACTTATTGGTCGTGTTAACAATGTGCTCAAGGTTATCAAAGAAAATGGCTTTACCAGCTACGCAACTGATTTAGAGATTACAGAATGAAAATAGGATTTACTTGTTCAACTTTTGACTTGTTTCATGCAGGGCATGTTATGATGCTAGAAGAAGCAAAGAAACAATGCGAGTTCTTAATAGTTGGATTGCAAACTGATCCCACAATTGATCGCGCCGCTAAGAATAAACCTGTACAGGGTGTATTTG